ACTTCTGCATCTGTAGAGTCTGCTCCGGTTCCTGTTTTCTTCCCTGTAGGAGTAAGACCTAACATATCAAATAGTAACTTACGAAGTTGAAGCGTGCTATTTGGGTTAAAGTCTTTACCTTGAATTTCTTCAAATTTACGAATTTTTGGATTTTCATATAAAGTTTCAATAGCTTTATCAATATCGTGCTGCATTAATACCTGGGACTTTTCCAACCGAATTCTATCGAAAGGAACACCATTATCCTGAGTATCAGTCAAAAATCTACAACCTGGGATAAGAATATTATCATATACCCATGCTAACTTCTTGTTTTGCTTGATTTTTACAAACTTTTCGTAAATCAAAAATGTACATACTGCATCCATTGCAGCATATGTTTTCATTACATCGAATGGAATAGACTGCCACTGGAAGTCTCCCTTTAATATGCCATGTTCCTTACGATACTGTTCAATCCAGTCATACATCGGCTTTTCATAGTCACCGTATGGAGTATATTTTAAGGATAACTGTTTTAGACCATGACCTCCAGGATTCTCGTCTATGAGGTAATGGAGCAACATTGTATCTTCGAAGTTTGGAAACTTGAAGTTAAAGTGATACTCAAAGAACGCCATATCAAACTTGGCATTATGAAAAACCACTGTCTTTTGATCAAATAGTTGTTGAAGCAGTTGTTCTGTATCTTCGTCAAAACAATCTGTATCAATATATGCGCCTTTTATGCCATCGTATGAAAGAGATAAGCCAAGCATATGGCCATTGCGTGGATAGAGTCCTGTAGTCTCTGAATCCAGTGCAATATATTTACACTCATGCTTAATTGCATCTTTGATAAATTGGTTTGCTTTTTCTGTGTCTTGGATGCCGAAAGCAATGCTATCATCTATAATAACCTCTTCGATTTCGCCTCGAATATAGGCAATAATGCTCTCCTTCGAGGACTCCCAGGTATTTCTTGCTTCGGGTTTGAATGCAAGCATAGCAGGATTAATAACGGGCAAGAACTTATCTTCTACCTTCTTGCCTGAGTACTCTGTTACAGAGTTAATTTTGGTGAAATACTTGAGGGCATCTGACCCTACAAGAATAACCCAATCATACAGATCTGTATTAACCTGTATATCACAATCTCGTTTTAGCACTTTTTTGATTGTAGGATCAGAACATAATTGAAACTGATCAAAGTCAAAAGCGCCATCAAATTCGTATTTAAAATCTGTTCTACTTGGTTTGGTCTCTATTAGAGCGACCTTAGGGCTCGTCATATACTACTCCTATGAGTAAAGTTTTTGCTTTAATTTTTCTACTTGGTTTTCAGATAAACCACCTGGGTCCATATCTGGTATGTTAACGCTTCGTGTAACTAGGTCAACGTTCTCACACATTTGTTTTACATTTACTGCTGCTTTTTGACCTGCTTCATCACCATCAAAGAATACTACAGCCTGCTCAACCCCTTGAAGGCGAAGAATAGACAATTTATCTTCATTGATGTTGCGAGTACCAAAGCAACACACTGCATTTGTTAATCCTTTATCATGTAAATTTATCATATCGTAGATTCCCTCTACAAGAATAACACTACCTTGTATTGGTGTAACCTTCGATGGATACAGAGGCATTCGTGCCCCAGGCGGGTTAATAAGATACTTGGGGGTGCCTCCAGTCATATGCCTTGCATTGAAGGCTACGATTTTACCTGATATATCACGAATTGGAAATACAACTCGACCAATAAAATGTTCATGGTCTTGAAATACTTCAAACTTACGATAAGTTTCTGGCTTAATACCTCTCCAGTTTCCAACATAAGGTAATGCACTTGGGGGAAAAGGCAAGCCCACACTTTCAGCTCTCTTTTCACGAATTTTCTTCTTTATAAGTTCCCTGCGTAAGTGTAGAAAACTTGCCTTTTCTCCAAAATGCACAAAAAGATTTCCCTTGTACCCACAAGAGAAACAGTGAAATATACCAGTGACTTGATCCACTCGCATACTTGGGTTAGTATCATCATGCTCGGGATTAAGACAGGATACTACATAGTCTTTGCCCTTTGGCATAAATGGAATACTTTTAGATTGTAATAACTCTTCTACGTTCATTAACAGTCCGAATCAAAAGATTGCCACTCATCATACTCAGTTGGCTCATCATAATCGTCTTCTTTTGCAAAACAATGAACCATATTCTCTTCAATTGCGTGCTGACAACCTTGATAGTAGTCAATGTGCTCATCATCTAAAAGATGAAAGTAAGCAGAAATACGAGCCAGCATTGTTTCTGCTAGCTCTATGTTCTGCTCTGCCATTGCTACTTCGAGAATATCAAAGTAAGGGCCAACCTTAATTTCTACTCTGGGAGCTAGAGTCATCTTCGCATACTCGCTAAATCTTTCATTTGTTCTTCATCTATGATCGGAATTGCATTTGACTTGTGCATGGTTCCGATACCTTTAACAAGGGTTCCCGTGTAACGTGGCGATTCCACTCTAGCGGCAACTCCAGTTGTTTCGGGGGCCGAAGGAACACTCGGCGTTTGACGTCGATAAGTAGCTCGGACATTGTTACTGGAATGCCCAACCTTGATAGGTACAGCCCTTCTTCGCAAATTTTTCTTTTTTCTTCCTGAGATAGTGTAGCCCATAGATCCATGATAAAACCCCATAAAAAACTCCTGCCAATAGAAGATATATTATACCAAAAATCAGCAGGAGTGTCAAGAATTATTTTTAGATGTCGTTTATTTCTTCGCCAGTTCTATGTTCTTCTTGCTCTTGCTCGTCTGGCGTTAGTGCGGATTCCGGCCCTATTTTTAGAGTTTCCCAATTCATTGTAGAGGTAAATGTTCCCATCTTTCCACTACGCATCTTGGTACAGTTGAATGTCATAATGGCATCTTCTGTTTTCCAGGTGTCAATGGTAAACGCTGCATCTGCTGCATCAAGAATACCTTTAGCGAAGCGAGCTTCACCTGTGGCATCTATCTGATAAGGACTGTAGACCGGCACTTCATACTCCTGGGCCATTGATTTCAGTGCTTTACTTACTTCTATCTGCTCAGTCCAGTCATACTGACCAGAGCGTGACGGAAGATTAGAACGCTTGACTTGGTTGATATAATCAACAATAATTACACCAACGTCCATTGCACTTTTGACTTTCTTGTCCAACTCTGCACGAATCTTTGAAAGTGTAAGAGAGGCATCATAGACAACATCCAACTGTTGAGTCGGGAGAAGCTCACAGTTAGTCTTTAGATCGTAGTGTAGACGATCAAAGTCTCGATGATCTTGATACTCTTTCAATTTTTCTTCTGGGTTGACAAAACGACTTGCCCACCAAGAGGAGACAAGCCCCCACTCCGTAACACTAAGGTTACGTTTACGAATACGCTCATGAGGAACTCCAGTAGCAATGGAACAGCATCTTTGTAGAATTTCTCGACTATCCATCTCAATAGTGAAATAGATAGCAGATTTCCCACTTTCATACACTGTATTTGCAATGTTGCAGCAAGTAATGGATTTCCCTGACCCTCGGCGACCCCCGACAAGAATCAAGTCTCGGGGAGAAAACTTGAACTCTTCGTCGAATGCGGAGTTCATGCCGAGGGGCAGGTACTTTTCCAACTCATCTTCAGCAGGGAACAGGGAAATACGTTGCATACTTTCCTGGGGCTGCTCTAGCTCTACTTTATCTTCTATATCTAGAACAATCTGATGTAGATGAGATACTGATTCTTCTGCATCTTCAAAAGATATAGAATGGTCAATATACTGTTCGAGTGAGTACAATATCTCTTTCTGAGTATACTCATTCTTTAGATATTGAAGCAGCATAGAAGGTTCTGCTTCAACTTCTTGTGCTTCAATAGCAAGCAGCTTTTCTTGCGTAGCACTATCCCGAATCTCAAACTTTAGATCCTCAAATGTAGGAACAGAATGATACTTCTGGGAATGTCCATCAATAATACTAAAGATGGTGTGGTACTCGTTGGGTAAATAATGCTTACGCAAGTAACTCCAGGTATCAGAATCCTGAAGCACAATAATCTGTTTGATTAATGCAGAAGCAATATTCAATTAAGTTCCCCGAGTACACAAAAAAGCAACCGTGGCGCACCCGCTACGGTTGCCCAAAAGAAAATCTACTTAGTTAGCAGCCTTTTCTTTCTTAGCAGCGCCGTCATAGTCAGCGGCTGAGAGGCCACGACGAGTCAGCATAGTCTTGACACCGCGAGCAGTCTTGCCGATTGCTTCTG